CCTTCTTCGTCTTTGTAGCCGCTGACTTCCGGGTCAACAACATACATTTCCTTGACGAAAATCGCGTGATGCCACTTGGATTTATGAATGAAGTACATTTCAACGACCATCATTCGCTGACGGTCGTTGTTGTCGTACCAGCGGGGTACGTCGTCGTAAGTGTCGTCTTTTCTGGCCGGCTGGTCATAGCTGCCAGCGGCGTCCTCGAGCTGCTTTTTCTGCGCGTCGGTCAGGTTCCAAGTGGCGACGATTTCATCCAGATCCATCCACGATATCAGACCGGTATAGCTACAATCGCGCTTCTGGCGCTCGAGCGAGTAGGGGTCGAAAAACAGACGGTTGAACGGCATTTTCCGTAGCACAATCTCGCGAATCGGCTTACCGCCCCGGGTTCGCTTTTCAACCTCAACGGTAGCGCCGCCCGGGCCTTCAATCAGGAAATTTTCAAAGACTTCTGAAGCCAGGTTGTCGAAAAAGTTGTTGTCACAAACGTAACGGATACTGTCGGTTGCTGCCTCGGCGTCATGTTCAGCGCCTTCGTCCAGTGTGCGCGGGTAGGCTTTGGGGTCGGTGCGCGATCGAAGCTCGATACCGAGCAAGAAGTCGACCATTGGAGCAATGCGGTTATTGACGGTCGGCGGCTGGTTTCTTTCCGCAAAGATAGCCATTTCGCCCGCGGTGTACTGATTGCCGTCGTAGTAATCGCGGCACTTCTCAGACCATCGGCGAGCGTTTGTCGAGAGCCGGTCAGCTTCTTCGAACTTCTCAACCAGGTCAGTGACGTCGATATCGACCGTGGTTTTCTCTTTCTTATCGGATTCTAGGTTTTCCATGATTCGCTGGCTGCCCTCAGTTCATCGAACTTTCTGTCCCATTTGTCCTTTGGTGGCTGTCGAGATCGTAGTGTAGCCGCGAACGGTCGAGACATACAGGCGTAACGCCATTCGTCAGCCGCATGATCCTCACCTTCCGTATCCAAATCTTCCATTAAAACAGGGTCATGCTGCAACATCGGGATTGTGCGGATAGAGTGGGCGCACGTATCAAAACAGTAGATCATCGGTAACAGATTCATTTCCGTCGGCTCGCCAATCCAGTTTGAACCGAGGTTTTCGTTTTCAGGGATACCCTTCATGCGGCCGCGCATCTGATCCCAACCGCCCATACGGCCACGGCCTGACGTTCGTTTGTTGTCAGCCGGGATCCACGGCAGAAATTTACCGTTTTTGCGTACCGCGCCCATGCGTTCAGCCAGTGATGGGCCGCCATCTTCGTCGAATATCGCAGGGTCAGCAACCGAATAAGTGAATCGCTCGTCCTGATCTTCAGCATCGAGGATCATTTCAGCCACTTCCGCGGCGGTCAGCTTCAGGCCGACGTTCGGCGATTTGGCGCCGTACAGCTCCCGGTATCGCACCATAGCGCCCTTGGGTATGCGCTGGCCGTTGTGGTAGTAATCTTCCGAGGCAACCGCCCACCAGCCGCATGAAAACGGCTTTGCAGAGCCCCAATCGAATGACCGAAAGCAGTTCCAATGATCCGGAATACGGAAAGGCTCAATCACCATTCGTTCAGACCAGCAATCAAAGTAAGCGCCTTCAATGACGTCCCAATCACCTTCAAGCCATGCTTTGACCAGGTTGGCGCTACCGACCAGATACAGGTTATTGATATACCCCGGGTCGTTTTCCATCAGGATTTTGTTGTCTTGCACGCGTGCCGGAATGAATACCCGCTTCCAGATATCGCCATTCGGCAGGGTTTCGGTTAAGACCTGAAATCCGTCTTTGTTTGGCGTGATGAATCGCTCTTTGATCCAGCCGTGACCAGCGCCGCCGGGGTTGCCGGTGCCGTGGATTTGCGTTGGAACGCCCGCCGCGGAACGTAAGGTACCCCGAAGCATGTTGTACGGGCCAGGTTGCGGAAAGTGAGGTAATTCCTCGAAATAAACATCGGTGTACGAGTGTCCCTGATAGTTGTCGGCGTCGAGATCCCGGTCGAGGTAAGCAAAGGTCAGCGTTGCGCCCTTCGGTGACGTATACGTCTTTTCCTGTTCCCGCCACTTCCAGCCAAGGCCGTTGATACCGTAGATTTGGTGGCTTCGACGAATGGCGTCACGTAGTTGCTTCAGGTTGCGCCGGAAGAAAATGGCGTGCTGGTCGCCGCCATACATTTCGCCCTTAATGGCGTTCTTGCCAAGCATACCGTCGGTTTTGCCGCCGCCCCGAGCGCCGCCATAGAAGATTTCAGATATCGGGCAATTAACGAGCGCGGCTTGCGGGCCAGGTTGGGGCGCCCAAAAGATATCTTGGGCGACTTCGCTCATTTGTTGTCTTTAGCGGCGGTGATTGGCGTAACGCCTTCCGGTAGTTCCTGTGGGCCGTACTGGTCTGTCCATTCGTCCTCGGACAAGGCTGAAGCCGATATCACGCGTTCGACGACTTCCTCGGTCGTGGTCGCCACTTCTTCAGCCCGGATGGCTGGTAACGTGCGGTCAAGCAGACCAAATAGGGTTTTCACCTTCAATGCCGTCAAATTTGGAACATGATATCCGCCATTATTCCGCTTCAGCTTGATACCGAGCCCAAACGCCTGAAGCTCCCGAATGATCTTGTCTGATTGGATCTTATCGCGGAGCTTCTGCCTGTCCCGGTTGTTGAGCGCTGTTCTGCTTGCCATTAGTCGTACCCCTCGATCAGATTAGACTCTGCGCGGCTATCTGTGCGCCTGTCAGATGGCGGTTGTATATTCTTACGTCACTAACCCAGCAAAAACCGGGGGCCGCCGCGCCTGCCCCTATCCTGATTGTTGTCAATGTCGGCATGGTCGCGCTTGCATCCGTCCCTATAGAGACTCCGTTTAGATAAAACTCGACGTCATTTGTATTAACGACAGCCGCGAACGTGTACTTGGTGCCGAACGTTACCGCAGTGCTGTCTTGAATATATGCCTGCTCCACGCTGTCATCTGTGATCACAAAGCCGGGGTATTCTGTTGACGTGGACGCAAGGAAAAGGAGCCTTTCTGCCCCCGTTGCACCAGTGATAGAAAATAGTTCTATCTGACTGCCCGGATTTCCTATAGGCGTAATGTCAGCAACAATCGTCATCGGGAACGCGTCAGCATTGCCCGCGGCAGGGTGGGTCAGAGTGTCGACGATGCGGGTCTCTGCGCTTGCATCAGTGTGAATGTTGGTAGATGCGAATTCCGCTTCCTCTCGCTGCGCCTCCCATATCGAAACGTCGCAGGTGTCGTCTGAGCCTGTGCCGCCGCGCAGCCCTATAAGAAGCTGCGCGGTTGTATTGGCTAACGCCGCGCCGGAAATCTCAAATCTCTGCCATGATGTCGTGACAGTAATAATGTCCAGCACCAGACCGGCATCCATATAAAAATATAGATCCTGATCCGCGCCAGTATTTGACTTCACCCATATTGAGCCAGCCGCGTCGTGGGGGTTTGTCGTGCTAGCCAGGTCTATCCTAGTAATAAAAGACTGGTCGGCTGCTGCTGTCCCGCCATTCAGATCACAGACGAGCCGTGTTGCCGTTTTCTTCCCGTCTGGGGCAACTGCATAATTTGCGGTTACTGCGGCAGCAGAGCCCGTGCCGGCGTTCGCTTTTGACCAATAAGCGTTCGTAAATTCATTGGAATAGTTGAGCGTGTTAGTCCTCGCCCCCTCAGTCAGCGTACCCGGCAGGTCAGTAATAGCCGCGCCCTGAGCTTCAACAACCAGCCCACCCGCATCCTCATCTACAAACGCATCAGCCTCTAGCGTCCAGACCTGCCCCGTACCGCTTGATTCTATTGTGGTGTCGCCCGGGGCGCCGTCATTCGCGTCAAAGCTGGCGGCTAAAGTACCGTCGATACCGTCCCGGATGCTTGCGGAGTAAACCGCACCAGCAATAGGGCCTGACCCGCCACCGTCATATCCTGAAATTGTTACCGGATTAGAAGAAACGTTAATATCTGTAATAGCGGCGGCCACATCAGAACCAAGCTGAGTCCAGTCTTCGCCATTGGTGGAAGTGTAGAATCTCGCCACCTGATCCGCTTGTGACCACACTGCTCTGCCGTGAGCCAGGTCGCCATTGCTAAATCCGTGCGCGGAGGATTCCGGCAATATCTGGCTTGAACCATCCTCAGACAGCAGCAACATCATAGTGCCGCCAGTCCGGGTCTGTAGCATGTAGCCCCGGTCGGCGCTGCCATATCGGGCAACTATCCCGACATTTGCTGCCGTCCAGTTATCTAGTCGCGCCGAAAATCTAATATCAATGTCGCCGGTTATTGCTGTAGCAGTTGTAGCAGGGGTAGAAAGGTGATCCCCGGTGCCATCCATATCGACAAATCTGGGAAAGTGGTTCCCGTTTTCATAGGGGAAGTATTCAACAGCGTCACGGTTTGCGCCGTGGTCGGCTTCTTTGAGAACCAAATCTTTGAAGGTAATGACTTCGCCCGCAGACATATTACCCTGATACATTCTGAAAGAGGCTGCCACATCGCAAGTAGACGGCATGGAGAAAGCAACGTAATCGGTGGATGTCACGGTAATTGAACTAACACTCACACCGGAATGCAGAGAAACATCGACTGATCCTGTATTCACTTTGACCTGACCGCTCAGAACATAGTCTTTACCAACAACTTGATCCCCTGCTGTAGCGCCCTCGTCTGCATCAAAGACAATGAGAGCACCAAAGGCGTCATCAACATAAGTAATTTCAATTTCTGTAGCTGATATATCGTCGAGGGTATTGGTGCCTTGCGCCGTCCACGCACTTGTGGAGAAATCGACAAGCACATTAGCCCCTGTCCCTACCCCTGAACTCACATACTCGCTCGGATTCTGATTGGCCTGGCCGGTGACTTCTTCCGGCATGGCTTTATCAAAGGTAATGTTTACGTCCACATCGCCGGACAGATCGCCATGCAACCGAAACGACAAGGATACTGATGTGCTGGTGTCCGATGTGCTGGTACAACTGAATCGCTTGGGCGTAGTTCTAAGTTCGCAGGTCACATGGTCGGTACTTTGAGCACTGTTGTATAACTGCCCCGTAACTGACTCACTTGCGCTAATCCATACCGAATAAGTAAAGGTGCGCTCGTCGGCTATATCTACAGATGTTACCGCTTGATAAGTCCTGCTGAAATCACTTGCCGTAGTTCCGCCTGTAATGAATCTCCATGTGTTTCCCGATACATGCGATGGGGTAGTTCCTCCACCACCTGAATCTATGACTCCAAAAATGTCAGAGGTCGCGCCGAAATCTTCAGAACCTGTGCCGTTAGGGTTGTTGTAAAGGTTCTCAACCCGCCGTCCTGACAATCTAGCCTCGCCGGATTTGACTGTCTGGATCAGGCTTGTAGCTTCTTTG